CCCTTTCCCTGTCGACTTCTACACCCCTCGAAAAAAACCGGGTACATCCTTGACCATCCCCCGCCACGCGCAGTTGCAAGAGGTCGCCGACGAGGCCCGGGCATCCGGTGACTTTGCGCCGGCTGTCGCGGCTTTGAAGGCCGCCGAAGCCTTGAGCGCCGAAGCGCGCATCTTCGCCGAAGCCGCCGATTGGGCGGGCCGCCCGAAGAGCGCACAGATTCGCCACGCGGCAGGGTTGGCACTGGCGAAGGGGTCTTTGGTCGCGTATCAAAGATTGTTGGCCGACCTTGAGCGGGCCGAAGCCGAAGAGGCAAGCGCCGCGGGTGCGGCGGAGCGCGAACACGACGACGCCACGCCTGACAGTGTGCTTATTGCCGCCGCGGTCGATCCGCTGGCGGCTCTGCCGCGGCATCTTGCGGTCGAGGCCCTGCGGCAGCTTGCGGCCCGCCTGCACCTGCCCGCGGTCTACGCGGACGGCACCCCGATCCGCCCCTTGGACGGTGCGCAGTGACGGGCAGCCCTGAGGCCACTGTAGGCGCTACGGCTGCGCCTACGCCATCGGGTGACCGTGCACACGTGGCGGCGACCATCGCGGCTGTAGACGCATCTGTGCGGGCTGTAGAGCGGCTGCAGGCAAAGGTGCGCCGGCGCCCGGGTCAATACATCCGATGGCTGCCCCGGCAAGACCGGTTCTTGCGCGACACTTCGCGGCGCAAACTCATTCGCGCCGGTAACCAGCATTCGGGCAAAACCACCGTCGCACTGTATGAAGTCATCTGCCGATGCCTTGGGCGGCATCCCTACCTATCCGTGCGCCCCCCTCCCATTCGCTGTTGGGTGGTGTGTGCCCGCGTTGATCAATCGATCCCGATCCAACAAAAGTTCGTGGACCTGCTACCTGAGGGCGTTCTCGATAATCTCGATCGCTTCGACCCGGGCGCGGGTTTCCGAAACGAGGCTCGGGAGGCTGTCTTTAAGAACGGTAGCCGGGTTAAGTTTATGACCACGGGGCAGGACCCTATTGCTTTCGCCGGCGCAACGCTTGACCTTGTCCTGTTCGACGAGCCGCCACCAATGCGGGTTTTCCACGAGGCCAACAAGCGATTGATGCGGCGTGCGGGTGTGATGCTGATGAGCCTCACCCCAATCAACGCCGGCCCTATGGATTGGCTGCAGGCGTTGACCGAAAAGAGCCCGCCCGTCATCAAAGACATTTGGGAACCGCTGCGGCCTGAGAGCTTTATCCCTGTCGGCGCGTTCGAGCCGCTACGGTTGGATGACGGCACCCCGCTTGATGCGGAGTTTGTCAAGCGGCTTGAAGACGAAGGTGATCCGTATGAAAACCCCGTCGTTATCCACGGCGAATGGAACCCGCGGACCACAGGGCAGGTATTCGCACAGTTCACGCCTGCGGAGCACGTGATCGGCGCATTTTCAGCGCAGCCGGGCGAGGATTGGCGGGTTTGTGTTGGCGTGGACCACGGCGAGCTTGTGGGCAAGGAATGCGCAGTCTTGGCCCTTACCCGTAGGGCACGGGCCGAAGAGGGCGAAGGCGATGTAGTGATTGTCCTGGGCGAATACGTCGGCGGTACTGACCTTACGGTTGAGGCGGACGCCGAAGGTATCTTGTCGATGCTTTCGCGCTGGGGCCTCGATTGGGGCAACGTGGATAGCGCATGGGGTGACAAAACCACGACTGACAGTACCTTTCGGAGCAAGGGCAATACCGATCTAATCGCGGCAATCCGCAAAGCGTTGGAGCGCAAGAAGCGCGGCGCTGGGCGGCTTGTGACCAAGCGCAACGAGTTCCAGCAAGTCAAGACCGGCGAAGGTCGGGCGCAAGGGTCGGTAAATCTTGGGTATAAATACCTGAACCAACGCATGCTGCGCCGTGGTCAGTTTGCCGTACACGAATCCTGCCGCGCCTTGATCAAGGCGCTGCAAGAGTTTGATGGGCACCCCAAGCATCCAGCCAAAGACATTCTTGACGCGCTGCGTTATGCCATCAATGATTCGGTATTCGAGGGTCGGCGCGTGGCATACGTGCCCCGCCTTGACGCCGCGCCGCGATAGGGGATAGCGCAGCCCTGCCGCCTGTGCTATGATTTTTGCGAGGTCAGCCTTGGACGCTATCACTACCGCAGCAGCCAACGCCAACGCCGCGCAACGGTCTATCCCACTGCCTTCGGGTGCGGGCGAAATCAACCGCGTGCGGTCGACCCGTTCGCGCCGGGCGATGCTGGAAGGCACGTGGTCAAGCCTACTGGCGGAACGGACGACTCAAGTCCTGGGCGCCACGCGGGCGGCAATGCAGGCGGACCCGTCGCTTAGCCTCAACCCTTTCAAGTCTGTCTGTCGCGCTCTGTCTGTGCTGTATGACGCCGCGCCGACGATTCAGCACCCAACGGCAACCGCTGATGACCTTCGCAATCTGACGGGCAAGATTGCGGCGTCTGGTTTGTGGCCGATGATGCAGCGGGTGCAACAGTACACGTTGGGCCTGCGCGAAATGATGGTGCACGCCGCGCTTGACCCAAGCAACGGCGCGCTTCGGTTTCGTGCGGTATATCCCGATATGGTCTATGCCCGCGCGACAGAAGACCGGCCCGATGAACCCGCCCGTATCGAAGAGTTGCGGGCAAGGTCGGCAGGCTATCTGCGGTCGCGTGGTATCGCGGTCACGCCAAACGTTGTAAACACGGATGAGGTCTGGACTGTCGATGTCTACGACATTAGCGGTCCGGTGCCTTTTCATGCGGTGCACCTGTTGGGCGGCGGTGCAACCGGTGCCGGTTGGCAGTTGGGGCTCGATATCACGGAACAGATTTACGGCGGCGCACTTGCCGGTGAGGCATACCCCTGGCGGGCGACCCCGACCCGTGCGGCGCTTGCCGACAATCCCGACGCGCAAGGCGCCCCGGTGCTGCCTTTCGTGCTGTACCACGCAGCGCCGAACGGCGACCGTCTGTGGGACCCCTACGAATGGATTGAGATTGTCGATGGTACGCTGACAGCCGGTGTGCTCAATAGCTTCTTGCTGCACACGTTCGCCGATGCGAGTTGGCCGCAGAAGTACCTAATCGGCGGCGCGCCAGCCGGTGCGGCTGTCACGATGGCCGATGCGGAGGGCGAGCGCCGGGCCTACGTACCAGCGGACCCGACTTCAATCTTGGTGGTTGAGAAGCTGCCCGGGTTTGATGGGCAGGTAACGGCGGGGCAGTTCCAGCCGGGCGGTGATATCGCCACGCAGGAAAGTGTCCTTGGAAACATGATTTCGGCGCTGATGGAAAGCGCCGGCATCAGCCCTTCGGACGTTCAGCGACTGTCAGGCAACGCGCGATCGGGCGCCGCAATCGCGCTAACCAACGAGGGCAAGCGCGAACTGCAGCGGCGCTATCAAGCGATTTTCGAGGCGTCCGATCAGCGGTTGGTTCGTCTTTGCGCAATCCTGCTAAACCGGTACAGCGATGGGCTTGAGCTTGCCGCAGAAGCGGCGGGGCAACCTATCCCGACCCGGTATCGGTTTCCCGAAGGCGGGTATAGCCTGACCTATCCGCGCATCCCTCGCAGCCCCGAAGAGTTGAAGGCGCATCGAGAGCATATCTTTGCGCTTCTCGATCGCGGGATGATTACGCCTGCCGAAGCGTTTGCGGCCCTGCATGATGTCCCGCTTGATGTCGCCGAACGGCGCGTGCGGGAGATTACGCAAGAGCGCGAACCCGTCGAGACTGCGCCCGCGGAGCCTGCCCAGCCTGCGCCGTCGCAGCCTGCACAGCCGCAGAAGCCAAAGCGCGACATGATGCGTGAGGCGATTCAAGACGTTATCGACGCCATCCAAGACGGCGAAAGCGCGGCAGACATTGCCGTTACCCTTCTTGCGTTGCTCGAAGACGAAGACGACGAAGAAGACGTATTAGACGACGTTTCCGCTGGGGGCATGGATGCCTAAGTCGGCCCGTCCCCCTGTCGAGGTTGCAGCGGCAGCGCGTCGCGGCCTTGAGTTGCGCGCGCAGCAAACGCCATCAAACCGGGCGGGTACGCCTGTCGGCCTTCGGCGGGCGGTACAGCTTGCCAATCGAGAGCCTGTCAGTCTGTCAACTTTGCAGCGCATGGTTTCGTATTTCGCGCGGCACGAGGTCGACAAGCAGGGCGAAGGCTGGGGTGTCGACAGCAAGGGCTATCAAGCTTGGCTCTTGTGGGGCGGCGATGCCGGGCGCGCCTGGGCAAAACGTATGATTCCCAAAATGCACGGCTTCAAGCCTCAACCCAACCCATCGGAGAGCCCCGATGTCTGATACCGATATGGTCCCCCGTAGTCGCCTCAACGAAGAGATCGCTAAGCGGCGCGAACTCGAAGCGGATCTTGGCGCTTTGCGCGGCAATCTCGCAGCGGCAGAAGCAAAGGCAGCCGAAGCCGATACCGTGCGGGCGGCACTTGCCAAGGCAACCGCAGAGTTCGAGACGTACAAAGTCGGCGTCGATGCCGGGATTACTGACCCCGAAGGGTTGGAGTTGGCGCGGTACTACTACGATAAAGTACCGGCGGGCGAGGGCGACGATGCCAAGCCTGCGTTCGGCGATTGGATGTCGAAGTTGAAGGCTGACGCCACGGCGCGCCCCAAAGGCCTTGGGGCTTATTTCGCCGATCAGCCGGTCGCGGCTACGGCTGCGCCAGCGGCGGCGCCTGTAGCGGCTCCCAAGCCCACACAGCCTGCCCCGCCCCGCAGTGCCGCCCCGCTGCCCCCAACGGCGACCGGTGCTAACCCTGCGCCGGCCCCGTCCCCCACGGCGGCGGGCTGGACCCGGGAGAGTATCGCGCAGATGGACCCTGCAACCTGGGCGGCAAACCGTGCGGACCTGCTCAAAGCCGCATCGGCGGGCCTTGTGTCGAAGCTCGGCGGCGCGTGAGTTGCACCTATTGCGCGACCGTGCTACCGTCTTTGCGACGGCTACCACGGTCGCACCGTGTAACAAATGCGCATGGCCGGCAGTGACCCCACTACCTTCCACCGCTTTTGAGGTGCCCTTTGGCAAACGAAATCCTCGCCGGTTCGTCCGACTTTCTTGTTGCTTCCGTCCTTGAGATGGAGATTCTGACCAAGCTCAACAGCTTGATCAACCTGCGCGGTAGCCCCGCCCTGGTTGACTTCTCCCCTATGGCCAGCCGCGGCAGTCTGACCCTTGCAATTCCCCTTGCCGGTTGGGATAGCCTCGCGATGACCGCACCGGGCGAGGCTACCGGTGTGAGCAACACCGCGCTCGATAGTGACCAAATCACCCTGACGATCGCGCGGCAGGCGATTCAGTTGCAGGTGTCTGACGAGCTTTTGGTGAGCAGCCTGGGTGGCGCGATGAACATCGAACGCCTTGCGCAGTCGACCGTTAGCGCCTACTTGAACCGTCACAATGATCTGACTGTCGGCCTGTTCAGCGGCGTTACCGCGTCGGCTGGCACATCGGGCGCCGACCTGACCCTTGATGACGTCATTGACGCCATGCAGACTTTGATGAAGGCCAACAACACCGATGGTCTCTATTGCATGCTGCATGGTCAGCAGATGGCCGACCTGCAGAACAGCCTGCGCGGTGAGGGCGGCGCGCTGTCTTTCGCGGCCCCGACCGCCGAAATGATTGCCGCCAAGGGCAAGGGTTATGCCGGTTCGTATCTCGGCGTGGACTTCTGGGTGAACAACCGTGTGGCCACTGCCAACGCCGGTGCCGATCGCGCGGGCTGCATGTGGTCCCGCGGCGCCTTCGGGTATGCCGAAGCCACTCACCCGCTTTCGGCTCTGCGCGGCAGCGTGAACCCGCAGATCGTTAGCCCCGTGGTTGTCGAGTTCGAGCGCGCCGGAACCAGCGGCCTCAACACCGTGATCGCCTCCGCCTTCCTGGGCGTGGCCATGGTCGAAGACGCCCGCGCCTGCAAGATCGTCACCGACGCCTGATCGGTGAGTCACCCGACGGGCGGCTAACCCCGCCCGTCGGGCCTGCCTCGGGTCAGGCTATACCCGTCCCCTTTTCGTCCCCCCACATCGGAGAGCCCCGATGCCGCTGCCTACTACCGCGCGCCGCGCCGCAGAAGCCCCTATCTTGGGTGAGTCTGTCGGCAGTCTGACCACGAGCGAACGTCTGCGCATTGACCCGTCGCCTGCGTTCCTGTTGTCGTGTAGCCCCGAAAGCTATGAGCTTTCCGACATTGACGGCGAGCCTGTGTATTTGCCGACTGTGCAGCGGCATGACGTTTCGCCCGGCTCGAACGGTGTGGACAAATCCGGCGGCATCGCGCACTTTTCGGCCAACCTGCACACGCGCGGGCAAGTGCTGATTCAGCCGAACCAATGCCCTGCAGACCTGACCCCCGAC